ATAGATTCTAACATGAGGGTCTTCTTCGGTACGATCAATAACATTAAATACCCCAAACCTTTTGACCTTATATGGTGCGGCGGCCTTCTTATCCACCTTCACCAACTCAAAATACTTCTCACAAGCAGGACATCGTTGCCCATAGGTCTCCCGCATGCAAATGAATGCCTCTGTCCTGCTGTCTTCAGGATGCTTGATAAAATGCTTCCCAGCAGTGAAATGATAGGTTGCTCCAGATTCATTCTGCCTTGCTGGAAGAATCCTGATCAGATTATCATCCCCAGGTTTTGGTTTCCAGAATTTTTCAGCAAAATCACCACTCATGCTTCTTCGACGCTCTCCTTCTAGGAGTTTTTTGTCTCTCTCATAATTCGGTGGCATTGTCTTTAGTGTCATTTAAAACCTCCATAAAAATTTTATTGACCAGAATGCCTTTTCCTTGACCAATATTGCTTTCATTCTGCTACCTCGGTCATAAAGGATTGGCAAGGTCTTTCTTCACTTTTTCCTTCCTAATGAAAATCTCCGGATCAGCCTGTGCTCGCATATTCGAGGCCAATGCAATCAACATGTCTTTTCGATGAGAAAATGCCTCTCTTATGGCTTTCAATATCCCGACTTTTTTCCTAGCCTCATTCACAGCAACTTTGGCCTTGATATACTCCTCGGAGCTTTTGATTTTGTTGCTGATTTTTGTCTCAGTGACCTTTTCAAGCGTTGCTCGATAATGGGCATCTAGCTCTGCCTCAACGAGGTCTAACGCTAATTTTGCCTCTTGTAGCTCTGCCTCTGCTAACTCTTCTAACACCGCATACCAAGCAAATAAGGAGGGTTGATTCTGAAGGTCTTCATTGATTGTTTCTTCTGAGCACTGTAATTGTTCCTCATAGGGAAGTTCATACTCTTGCTCATTAATTTTTAATCTTATTTTTTCCTTCATTTCTTCTCCTCTCTTATATTATAAATTATTTTCTCATAAAAATCAATTACAATCTTTTTTCCTTAAAAAACCTCTACTATTTTCCCCTCATCTAACTTTTCTTTCACTTGCTTCCAACTTCCTAAAAAGATCGTAAGATCAGCATTTCGATAAAATACTTCCCCATATTCTTCTCGTAACATCTCAAGAGCCTCGTCTTCACCACTAGCACAAATCAAAAAACTCCGCTGAAGATTATCCAAATCAATAAATGTTTCAATATAAAAAAGTTGAGGTTCATTAGTCATTTAATTTTCTCCTTTTATTGCTTTTTTACTTCTTTCAATTAATCTTCTTTGTTGTTCTAAAAAGATTGATTGTAATGCCAGCTTCTTAATCGCCGCCAATGGATACTTAACCCCTCGATATATTTCTCTTATATAATATTTCTGAGCCTCTAATTCTTCGTCAGTTAGTTTTTTTAAGGCTTCATCTCTATAATCTATTAAGTAACAATAATTTTTATAGTTATTTTTGTTTACTTTTTTACTCATTATTTCCCCCCACTTCCCCCCTCAATTCAAAAAGCGCTTTATCCACAGAAAGAACAAAGCCTCTATCAAATTTAACTCGATAGCTTTTCTTATAAATCCTCAAAACTTCTCCCCATCCATAAAGAGGACAAAAAACCCTTGAGCCAATTTGAACCTCTTGATCTAGCTTCTCTCTCTTTTCTTCTCTTGCTCTTTCTGCGTCGCCTTTAACTCTGCTTCCATAAATCCGAATATTTTCAGCTTTCTCAAATAACCTTTTCGCCTCTTCTCGCAATCTCAAAACTTTATCATGTTGCCTGATGATTCTAGCCCGCATTGGAATATGCCCCGGTTGAGTGATAAAGGCAATGTCATGAATAACGTCCTTTGGCCAGGAGTCTTCAATCTCTTGTGCTTCTTTCAATAATCTTCTGGCTTTGGATTCTAGTCGTCTGGCTTTTCTTTCGGCCTTCTCTTTTTTGATTTTTCTTTGTTCCTCAGTGTTCATCGCTTCAATCCTCCTCGCTTTCTTCCTTCGGTTCAAAATAGATACAACCAAATTTGGAAGGGTTGACAATCCAAACACTTCTTCCATCAATACTTGTAACAGGGATTTTTTTATCTTCCATTAAAGAGCAAAACGATTCAGGAATTTCCTCAATTATACAAAAGATATTTTCTTCTTTTTTGAATTTGCAATTCTCACACCGCCACCAATCAGGAATTTTGGGTTGTTTCATTGCTAACTCCTTTTTGATTTTTCAAAGCTATTAATAAATATTTTCTAGCTTTCTTTTGCCAACCATCAGGAGACCTAAGCCAAAACATCATATACTCAAAAGCCTTTTGTTCTCTTGCTGCCTTTTCTGCCATTTCTTTAATCATTTTATCGGTGAAATCATCTGTTTTCATTTTCATTCCCCCATAATCTCTTTCCATTTATATTCCTTTCCACATTTAGAGCAAATAAACGGATGAACCAAAACAGCTGACGGTTGATAACTATCACCAACAGCATGGATATATTCAATTCTGTCCCTCGATAAATCTGGAACAAGCAAAGCATTACAGCATTTAGATAAATATCTTTTATTCATTTCCTCCCCCTTATAATCTTCTTCAACTCCCTCTCCCATCGCTTGAGTCGCTTAATGGATTGTTTACACCAATCTTGGGACTTATCGTCTCGTCTTTCTTCTACATTTCTAACCAATCTTACACATACATCTCCTTCAAAAATAAACCAGGGGCAAACAAGACAATTTATAAGCCATTTTCCAGATTGTTTATAAATCTGATTTGTAATTTTACCAGCCATACCACACAGGGGGCAATCCTTAATAAATTTATCATTCTTCCCCTCATAATATTCCCTCAGCTCCCTAACCACAGGAAGCCAGAGCTTTGCGTGTTCGGGAGTTAGTTGGTAGGTCATGGCTTATCCCTCCGGCCAAACCCTTTTGATTAACTTGATTTCCTTGGCCATGAGGGTTCCGGATGGCCAATAACTACCAACCCTTATAAATATCCCCCTTTCTAATTTATGAGTTACACATAAGGGTGGCACTTCTTTTAATAATCCTTTCCAATCACATTCCCATATTTCATATTTCTCCATCCATTTTGTTTTTTTGTTTGGCAAAAATCTTTGAGCGTCTTTTAATCTTATAAAGAAAGTAAGATGATAACTTTTTTTAGCTAACCACCGGGGAGCCTTTACCCATTTACCGGGTTTATAAATCACGCGTGCTGGTATTCCAATCCTAGCACTAACCAATTCTCCTAAATCTGTCCTTCTCACCACTTTATAACCCCTCATGATTCATGCCTCCACAATTTTATCTTTACTACCCATCTCCAGAAATAAAGGTTAAGCCAGATAGATTTATATCCAGCTCCCCAATCTTCTTTAACCACAAATTCAATGCTTGGTAGATTAAAATGTCTAATAAAAACACTACTTTCTAATGAGTTAAGGTTTTCTACTAAAATGTTCATCTTAACCCCCCTCTGCCAGAATCATCATTTCTTTGGCAACCATCCCGGGGTCCGGCACTTTAAAATCAGCCAAACTGTCTAGGCACATGGTTAGACCTCCTGGTTAATTTTTTTAAGCTCTTTTTTGAGTTTAGCTATCAGCTTATTTGCCAGCTTCTCACCAAAAAATTTCTTTTCTTTCTGTTTGCGTCTATACCACCTGGGAAAATAAATCTTTTCTATTTCATAGATAGAACGAAATGTCTTTTTCATGATTAATTCCTCTTTGAAAATTCCTGAATCTCAGGAAAATCAGAAACAAAATTCTTCCCTCCTATAAATGAGGCTGGATTGTGCTTTACTAGCTCTTCCCAAATCTCTTGTCTTGTTTCTCGATCTAATGGTTTATTTAGCTCTGGCTCTGAAAAAACATAGTATCCAATAGAAAAATAAACATGGCGTCTTGTCTTATCATCAGCACACTTAAACCCGCCGAATAACCTTGTTTTCATCAGTTCTTTATCTCTTATTGGTGGTGCCAATAGTAAATGTTTCTTTTCAAAAATTAGCTTATCAATAGCCACTAATAGCTCATCTTCAGCTAAGTTGTCTTTGATGCAAAACCAACCTCCCAAAAGACTTCTGTTTATTACTATTACTGATTCATCCTTCCAATTATAAGTCATTTTTTATCTCCTATTTTACAAATGAGCCAAAGTTTCCTCAATCCGAGAAATCTTGTGCTCCAACCACTCGCAAAAGAGAAGCCCATCCTCATTTGGCGGACAAAGGCATCCTGCATCTGAATTATAAAAACACTCATCCTGACTAACCCCAATAAAATAACACTTGCCTTTTTTGCACATCTCTGATCGTTCTTCCAATTTTGCCAACTCTTCCAAGAGTCTTTCTCTTTCTCTCTCCCTTTCATGTTCGATGAATTTTTGTCTTAATGGGTCTTTAAACATTAGAGCCGCCCCTCCTTATTTACCTCTCGCCATAGCAATCGGTATATTTGCTCTATATTACGAACCTCATCTATTTCTCCTCTCTCTGTATGTCCACATCCACACCACCAATACCAAGGGTACTGAGGAGGATTTGTTGGCAAGATATAGTCTTCATATCGTTTTATCATTTTCTTTCCACATTTAGGACATACTTTTAGCACTTCTTACCTCTTTAACCTTCTCATTAGACACTTCCTCATTTCCCAGGTTCGGGAATTTCTTTTCCCCTTTTATACCAATCCTCAAAAATATCTTTCTTTATCTCCTCTAAACTTTTCAAGGCTTCTTCTATAGTGTCCCCGTCTCCCACAAAGGCATATCTTCCTAGTTGGGGAATACAAGCTTCATATCCCCCGCCTTCTTCTTCGGGTATAGGATTTATCTCAATAGAATATTTTAAGTTGAGATAATAATTTAAATCTTTTTTCATTATTATCTCCTTTCACTCTCTTATATTATAATAATTTTTCTCACAAAAATCAATCTTTTTATCAAATTTTTCACCTTTTCCTTCATATTACAACAGATTTCTCCATAAAAATCAATCTTTATAGCTCAAGCTCCTCCAATTCCCCCCAAACAGTGCCTATCTTAATATCTATCTTCAGTGGCACATTAACCCAATCGAAATGAGAAAAGTCCTCCATAATCAGTTTTACATTCACCAAAAGCTCCTCCAACTCATCCTCAACAACATCGAATATTATGGAGTCGTGCACATCTGCCACCATCCTGGACTCTAATCTATTCTCTCTCATCCATCTCCAAACTCTAACCTCCGCATCGAATACTAAGTCTCTAGCAGTTGATTGGATTGGAAAATTGATCGCCTCCCGACATATCTTCTCTCTCAATGCTTGCTCCATCGCAGGATGAAAATTAAAATATCGCCTTCTGCCAAAGAAAGTCTCAAAATATGAATGTCGCATAACAAAATCTTTCACATAATCAATGAACTCTTTAATGGCTGGGTGAGAGGCAAAAAAGGTTTCAATCATTTCTCTTGCCCGCTTTTTTGATACCCCCAACATACTAGCCAACCCATGCTCACTCACTCCGTAAAGAATCCCAAAATTTACGCTCTTTGCCTCGGTTCGTTGCTTTGTCCTCTGAGCAGGAGAGAGATGAGAATTATCTCCAAAAATACTATACCGCACCTTCTCATGAATATCCTCATCATTTCTAAAAGCAGAAATAAAAGACTTGTCCTTGGAATACATCGCCATCACTCGAAGCTCCAATTGTGAATAATCCACTTCAACCAAGTAATCCCGTTTGGTAGTGAAAACTCGCCGAATCTCATAAGGAATGTTCTGAAGATTCGGATCATGACAAGCCAGCCTACCAGTAGCTGTCCTTGTCAATAAGTAGTTGCCTCGAATAACCCCTGAAGATAAACTCTTAGAGTATGGTTTCAGATAAGTGGTGTATAGCTTAAGAACCTCTCGATACTTCAAGATGTCCTCAATGAAAGGATGCTTAGTCTTAATCTCCTTCAAGGCCTCTTCATCTACAGAAATTGCTCCCTTTTTTGTTTTCTTCGATGGAAGAAGTCCGATTCTTTTCAACACTCTAACTAACTGCTGTGGGGAGTTGAATTTGACAAGCTCTCCAGTCTCTTTCTCAATCTGTTGTACCTCGGGATATGAATGCAATCTATCCTCAATCTCCTGAATTTGAGCAATCGTCTCACTTAGAAAAGTTTCTAAGTTCCCGGTATGGATTCGTAATCCATCTGCTTCCATTTCCACTAGAACCTGACTTACAGGAGCAAGGATTTTCTCTGCAAGAAACAGCTGTCGCTCAGATAACAAGCGTCTTATCTTCTCCGCTACAAGATAGGTAACAAAAGCATCCATTGCATTATAGGCAGCAACCTGCTCCAATGAATAATCAATCAGAGAGCTAGTATCCAAAATCTCATATCCCCCATAATCCGTATAATACCATGCTAAATTTTTCAATCCTTGTGGGGCATTATTCCCAACTAACAAGTAATTCCCTACCATAGTGTCGAAAACAAGATTAAGATTATCTACTCCATACAGAACTCGCAACCATAACAGGTCAAACTTAGCATTATGCCCTATCAGTTTTATTCGTTTCTCCCTGAAAGTGTGGACAAGTTTATCCACAATCTGCTCTGATGATGTTACGAAATTACTATTTGGATGTTCTAGAGGCAGTACCCAACTTTGGCTTCCATCGGAAAAAGCAATTGAAAGAATTTTAGCTCCATGAGCAAAAGGACTCAGCCCTGTCGTCTCAATATCGAAAGAAAGCTCCCCTTCAATAGGTAAAGTAGCCAAAAACCTCTCTAGCTCCTCGACAGAGCTGATCAAAACAAAAGGAACTTGCTTCTCTGTGTCAAGCCATTTTCTCACTTTACGCAAATCATCAGTGAATAGTTTTCGAATAGCTGAAGTTCCTCTACGAAGAATGTAGGAAGGATGATAGGTTACGAAAAACTGCTTCCCTCCCAAAGAGAAACCATAACCACGATAATTAGAAATAGTACCTCGACCAAGAAAAGCAGACAGAGGAGTCGCCCCAAGCAATACTATCAATCCATCAAAACTCTCAAGTTCGTTGCGGAGATATTTCATACAACACTGTATTTCTTTTTTAGTTGGGGTTCTGTTTCCTGGAGGGCGACATCGGCAAACATTTGTAAAAACTACCTCGCTCTCCTTAATCCCGACCTTTTTGAGAACTTGACGAAGCAATCTTCCAGCACGCCCTACGAAAGGATGCCCCTGTTCTACTTCCTCTCTTCCAGGTGCCTCACCTACAAGAACGACCCGTGCTGTGGAGAAATCACCAAAACTATCAACTCTACCCCGATCCTGTCTCTGATGAAGTGGACAATTTTCACATGGAGTATGAAATCTTGAATAAGCCCATCTTGCCCCTCTCCACAACTTTTTATCTTTTTTTTCTAAATCTTCAAAGAGTATTAGCTGACTCATTAATAGCCTCTTTAGTATCAGTTAACCAACAAAGTGACTTGTCTATATAGAGAGTGAGAGCTATTCGATCCTGTACCTCTCGACCACCAGCCACAAAGAAGATCATCTCTTGGAGACCTTCCCTCTTAGCTTCCTCATCGGTTTGATTCAGAGTGATAATCAGGTCAGCATCTCTCATTGGCTCAATCGAGTCACCAGAATGCTGGAGGTCAACAAGTTTCTTTGTCCTCGATGCACGAGTCGACTGATGAAGCAACCATATAGCAAAATTATACTGATGAGCCAAGGCGAGCAACTCCTTCGTAATAGTCCCAAGCACATAATACCGCCCACCACTTGAAGCCTCGATTTTGATCTGCCTATCGGCTGGTCGCATCAGCCCTAAATAATCAATCACCACAAGATTGGGCACAAACCCCTCAACCATCCTCAACTTCTGCAAATGAGCCTCGATAGTTAGGGCAGAGGCTGTATTGGGAGGAAAATGCTTTATGACTATTCTTCCCATTCCGGGGCCACCCAAAACCTTCTTTACTTGTTTCCTTATCAAATCTTCATTCTCTAGGAGAGCATTTTTGGGCACTTTTGCCAAGCAAGCATCGTAAAGAACCTGTGTCCTCTCTTCATTCGACTCCAAGACATAATGTACAGCGTTTCGACCATCCAAAGCAGCTCCCAGGACAAAATTCACTGCCACAATAGTCTTTCCTCGCTTCATTGACCCCATAATGATGCCCAACTCTGGAGGTGCCAATCCTCCACCCAAAACTCTATCCAGAGAAGGAACACCAGTCGGAATGGCTAGCTCAGTCCTCATACGACCGGCTCTCCTCTCTCGCAACCGTTGCTCAAGATTCTCATAATAGAAAGTGCCCAGATCGGTATGCTTCTCACCAATCATCACGGCATCTCTTACCTTCGTCAACACGGTGGAGTAGTCTTTCTTCTTCTGAATAAGATGGACAGACTCTTGGATAGCCTGCTTTACCGCTTGGTAGCGAGCAAAATCTAACACCTTATCTTTCACATATTCGAACTCATCCTCTTCCACAGCAGTGGCCACCTCTTCCAACCTTTTCCAATATTCGTTCTGAGGAAGTTTGGGATTGCTCTCCAACAGCTGATTAATCTCCTCGATGAACTCGTCCCACTTCGGCACTCGCTTATATTTTGAGTAGAAACCTCTAATAATGGTGACAAAATCTCGGAGAATCCGATTCTCAAAGTACTCAGGCAAAATGATCTCAATATTCTCCACCACCGAGGCTGCATCGTAGAGGAGTAACCCAACTATTCGTTTCTGTATAGCTTCGGAGAAATCATACTTAGGACTATCAGACATAGGCTCTTATCTCCTTTTTCACAGATGAAAGCAATGTTTGTCGCAACTCAAGCACTCGCTTCTTCTCTTCGGCGGAGAGAGTGTGAGCAACCGTCGCTTGAATCTGCTTCAGATGCTCTGACCCATGCTCCCGAATAAAATCAGATGAGTAAATATAAATTCTGGAAAGATACTTCAGAGAGGCTAACCGTTCCACCTCCGCTAGGGCAAGCTCCGGAGAGAGCTCACCTCCCACCGCCTCTCTCACCCTTTCTAATCTGCGACTCAGTACCGTGAGAGAACTTCTGAGGATTTGCTCCAGGTCAGATCGTTTCTCAACTACCTGCTTCTGCTCTCCCAAGAGACTAATGCTTTTCTCCTCCGCTGAAGCACATTGCTCGAATCGCTCCACCGCATTCTCGGATATCAGGTAACCAAAGCTGGGATAGCTGTGAGGAGCTGTTTGTGCAAAGATTGATTTAAGTATTCGAAACTGAACTTGCATGTAAGTCTCGAATGGCACATCGAGGTCTTGGCAAATCTGGATAAATTTCTTAATCTTTCTTAGTTTTGCTCGCTTCTTTTTTGCTTCAGCGGTTAGAAGTCTCCGCCCTCTTTTCTTTCTCTTTTTCGTCTCATTGACTTCTTCAGGAGTAGGTGCTCTAAAGTCAATCACTTTACCAAAAAACCGATAAACATGGAGAGCATACAAAGTACAAACCTTTTCGCAATTCTCCTGAGAGAAAGGGTCAGAGTCAGTTTTAAATTG